TCTTTCTTATTCTGATGTCTACAAACTTAGATATGTTTATGAAGGTAGGGCTACACAACCACCATCAGTAGACGCTGCAGGAAATCTTGTTTCTGGTTCAGATGTTACTGATAGATTTACATTTGATAACGGTCAAAGAGATACAATCTATGATGTTTCTAGAATTGTATTAAAACCCGGAGTCGAGCAAACAGCAGGACAATTAGTAATTGCATTTGATTATTTCGATCATTCTGCAGGTGATTTCTGTGCGGTTGATAGTTATACTCACGAAGCAGGAGTAATTGAAGAAGAGATCCCCTCATTCAACTCTTCTGTTCTAGGTATTGTCAATTTAAAGAATGTTCTAGACTTCAGACCAAAAGTAGATTCGACTGCTACTATTAGTGGTTTCCAAGACAAGGCATCTCTTTCCACTACTATTGGACCATTTGCAAGTTCTGGATCTATTATTGCATCCACTCCTGCTCCAGATTTGACACTTCCATATACACTACAATTCAGTCAAGTACAATATCTTGATAGAATTGATGGAGTGTTCTTAAATAAGAAAGGGCAGTTTGTTATTAAAGAAGGAAACTCTTCATTAAATCCATCAAAACCAGATCCTGTTGATGATGCAATTGTTCTATTCTATGCATATATTCCAGCATATACTCAGAACAGTAAAGATGTAAGAATTACACCTATCGATAATAGTCGTTATACGATGCGTGACATCGGTAAATTAGAAAAACGTATCGAACGTCTTGAGTATTATACCACACTCAGTATTCTAGAGCAGCAAGCTCTTAACATGCAAATCAAAGATGAAATCGGATTTGATAGATTTAAGTCAGGTTTCTTGGTTGATAACTTTGAATCCCATAGATCAGGCAATCTTCAATCCTTGGATTATCAATGTTCTATTGATTCTCAGCAATCAGTTTTACGTCCACAATCAAAAGAAGATTCTTTAATTCTAAAAGAATACAATACTAGAGAAGACCAGAGAGTTGTATCTGGATATAAAAAATCTGGAGACATTGTAACTCTACCATACACAAATTTAAGTCTTCTTGGAAATTCATTTGCTTCCAAGACTTTAAATCCAAATCCCTTTGTTGTTCTTCAATATGTTGGAGATGCTGTCATTAGTCCAAGTATCGATCAATGGTACGACCAATTTACTGCACCATTAGTTGTTGATACAAATACTGATCTATACAAAATTTTCTTATCTAAGGTAGATGTAAAAGAAAGTTTCTCTAGTTTACATAATTCTTTTATTGTTAACTGGGTTGGATCTTCACCCGCATTTACATCTATCAATTCTCTTGGAAAAAATAATACGTTAGACGCACAGAAGTCTATTAGTTTAGCATCTGTTGCAAGTTCGTCTAATATTAGTCCTAAGAATAATGAAGTTGGTAAAGGAATACAAACAAAAACTGTAAGAGGTAATACGGTTTCTTCTTCTCTGCAGTTCTTTGCTAGAAGTGTACCAATTAAGTTTGTTGTAAGAAGGTTAAAACCAAATACTGCTATTTCAATTTTCTTGGAAGGAAGAAACATCAGTCGTTGGGTCAATCCAGATTTAAGATTTACTGGAGTTGCTGGCAATTCACTTTCAGCGTTTAATGGAACAGTTCAAACTGATGAGAATGGCAATGCTAGTGGATTAATTTTACTGCCTGCAGGTGCTGCTCCTAGAGAGAACACAACTTGGGGCGGAGATGTTGATGGTGTGGATTATGATTCTACAGCAGAAGAGTTAAGAGTTCCTACGGGAGTTAAGACATTTAGATTCACATCTAGTTCTACCGATGCTAATAAAGCAACAGTAGATACATATGCAGAAGTTAAATATTATGCCACCGGTATTTTACCAGAAAATCCTTCCAGCATTATCTCCACAAAACCATCATTCTTTAAAGCAAATGAAGGAGTTCAGTTTGTAAATAGCAATACGGACAATCCAATCAGACCGAATCCACTAGCTCAAACATTCAAAGTTGAAAACTACGAGGGTGGAGTATTTACTACTGGAGTAGATCTCTTCTTTAGTAAAAAGAGTGATAAAATTCCACTCAAGGCATACTTAACTAATGTAGATTCTGATAAACCAGCAAAGAATGTTATTCCAGGAACGGAAAAAATTCTATCGCCATATTCATTCCTTAAGTTTTATACCAATGGAAATGTGTATGTTACTAAGGGAGAAACTATAACTGGAGCAACATCTGCTGCTACAGGTCCAATTGAAACTATTTACGATAAGAACGGCACAGAATTGATTGCATCTTCTTCTGGTAGATTTTTGTTGACAAATGAACAAGTATATACTCTTGCATTAAGTAACAATAACGGAAGATCATTTAAAGCAAACGAGCAACTAATTATTCCTTCTGTTACTATAGCAAATAATACAGAAGGAACTAATTCCATATTAACAATTGCAAAAGATAGTGGAAAAGTTTCATCTATTAAAATTACAAATCCTGGAACTAATTACGAGAATGCAATTATTACAGTTGAAAGTCCACAATTACCTGGAGGTTCTGTTGCAACCGCTAGAGTTGAAGTTTCTGGTGGAAAAATATATAACGCTGAAATTTCCCTAAATGGATTTGGATACACAGAAGCACCATCAGTGGTCGTAAGAGGCATCGGTAATGGCGCTGGAGGATGCGTTCTTGAAACTAATATAGAGATTGATGCTCCAGCAGTTAGAATGGGTATTGCAGTCGATTATGAAGGGGTTACAAACTCCACTACTCCAACACATTTTGAATTCGATCATCCTGTATATTTGCAGAATGATACCGAGTATGCCTTAGTCGTTGAAACAGATTCTGTTGATTACGAGATGTGGGTATCTAGACTAGGTGAGACTGATGTTGCTACTAGCACAGTTATTACAACACAACCATCTCTTGGTTCTGTTTACAGATCACAAAATACTGAAAACTGGACTGAAGATATTTTTGAAGATCTTAAGTTCACTCTATACAGAGCAGAGTTTGATATTACAAGATCTGCAGAATTGTTACTAACAAATGAATCTCTTGGATACAATTTGTTAAACAAAAATCCATTTACCACTAATGCAACATCTAACACAAATGCTACATCAAAACTATTTGGAAATAACAATTATATTATAAGAGTTAATCAAAGAGATCATGGTTTTGAAGATAGTGGAAACTCTTATGTATTCTTTAAAGGAGCAAAAGAAACAGGTGGTATTACATCAAGTACTTTGAATAATACTTTGTTTAAAGTTACCAATAGTGGTATTGATACATTTAATATTACTTCCCCAGTTGCTGCTACCGGCAATCTTTCTGGAGGAGGTGAAGTAGTCTATGCATCATATAATAGAAAGTTTGAAACTTTATATCCACAAGTTCAGTATTTGAATTTTACTGGAACTAAGTTAGATACATCAATTAAAACTACAAATGTAATTCCAGTTGATTCAACAACGTCAACTTATACGACATATTCACAAACTGATTATGAAAAAACTTTCTTAAACGAACCACATTATTTTACCAACCAAAAATTTGTTGCTTCTACTATCAATGAAACATTAAATAATATTGATGAATCATTGATGTATAAATTAGATCTATCTTCAACAGTATCTTACTTGTCTCCAGTAATTGATTTGAGTACAAGCAGTGTCAAGACTATCACGAATAGAATTGAAAATGCCGAAGGTCAAGAAGATAGATATGGCAGAAGAGATCAAGTAATTACTTTCTACCCAATCTATAAATTTAGTGTTGGAGGAACATCTGGTACAGCTATTCAAAATAATCAAGCAATTGAAGGTTATACATCTAAAGCAGTAGGATCTATTGCTAAAGTAGATGGAACTACTATCTGGGTTAGATTAAAGACATCACAATACTTTAAAAAAGGTGAAAGATTGAGTTTAGGAAATCAACCGTCGTTAACTGAAGAAGTAAATGGTGTAACTTTACCAGCAGCATCTGTTGATACTAATCCAATTCAAGTATTCATTACCGATATTGATGATGCTGCAACTATTGTAGCACGCAATCCATCAGTTATTACTGAAACATATGATAATATTATCAGTGGTAAAACAACCATCTGGAATAGTCAAATTCAAGAGTTAACTGTGAGAGTTGATACACAACCAGTTGAAGATGATTTTACTGGAAGAATTAGAGACAGTGCATCATTCAATAGAAACTCTGTAGTCAACGATCAATTTGATGATATCTTTAGAGTTGGCGACCTTGTTAAGTATCCAAATCAAGATGATGCAGATGCATATTTCTTAGAAGTTGCAAAATTAGAATATACAACTGGCACTTACTTTGTTCCAGATAACTCTTCTAAAAATAGTTCTTCTGTTGCAAAATATGTAACTAAAGAAATTTCCATTGCAAATCCAGCAACAGCAATTGACGTTCATCTAACTGTAAACATTAAAGATATTAAAAATCTAGAAGTCCTTTATAAGTTTAAGACGGCATCGTCTCAAGAAAACTTAGATGATCTAGATTGGATTTATTTTAATGGAAACGGTCAACCAGATTCATCTGAAATTGCAACTCCAGAAAATAATATTTCTAGTGTTGTAGAAAAACAATCTTCATATCAGGAAATTGTATTCAGTGCTGCTAATATTCCAGAGTTCTCGTCATTTGCAATTAAAATTGTTATGAAAGGAAATGATCCTGCATATGTTCCGAAGATTCAAGATATTCGTGCAGTTGCTGCTTTCTAATGTCATACATTAAAGTACAAGGTTATGATGGTCTTGTTCGAGATAAAACTACAGGTGCTATTTTGAACAACGACCATTCAGCAATTGAAGCTAGACGCAAGCAGAAAAATCTCAATGCTGCTCTAGAAGACATAAATACATTGAAGGAAGAAATATCTGAAATTAAACAACTCCTTAAAGAGATAGTACAGAAATGACAGTTCTTAGATTTGTTGCTAAAACAGACACTTTTGAAAAACAAAGGCAAGTTATTAACACTATAGGTCAAGATATATTTGATCTATCCGTTGCTACTGGAGAAGGTGCTTTTAGCCTTTCTGATGGTACTGTTGATCAACCATCTCTGTTTTTTACAAACGCATCTGATGTAGGTATATACAGAACGGGAGTTGGAAAACAACTGTTTATTGGAGCAGAAGGAAACTCGATTGTTTCTTTTGAAAAAGAATCTATTACATTATTACAAAAAATTAGAAATTTATCTACTCCAATTGGTGATGTTATAATTGGTAGTGGTGGTTCTGGATATAATGTTGGGTTATATCCAAAAGCAAAAATTACTGGCGGTAATGGATCTGGAGCACAAGCATCAGTACTCGTTAGTATGGAAGGAACGTTCCAATCTGGCGGTGGATATAAAGGAGGAACATACACTCAAGTTCCTTTACAAGGTGGTAATGGATCTGGAGCAGAAGCGACTCTAGAAATTGCTGTTATGGATGGCAATGTTACAACTGCTGGATCTGGTGGAACTGCCAATGTATATACTAATGTTTCATTAACAAACGTATCTAGCAGTGGTTCTGGTGCGGTTTCTGCTGAAATTACAGTAGCTCAAATTGGTCCTGATGTTGGTGTTATTGGTGTTTTCTTTGAACAAGGATTTAATGTTGGAGCATTTGGTAATGGATATAAAACAGGAGATGTGCTAAGTGCTAATCCAGCAGATATTGGTGGTGTTACTGGATTTGAATTTACTCTAACTGGTGGCGGAGAAGTAACTAGTGTAGAAATTACTGATGGTGGTGATGGCAATTATCAAGCAGGAGATACATTAACAATTTTACCATCAAACGTACAAAGTACTGTCCAGGCTCCTATTAATAATCCAGGTGGATTCTCATTTGATATTACTGGAGTAGGCATTATTACTGATGTTTCAATTACTGATGGTGGTGATAACTATAAAATTGGTGATATTATTGATGTTCTACCTAGTGAATTAGTAAACACAGTTACAATTCCCGTAAAAATTCTAGATTCACAATTAGTAGAATTTACAGGAACTTTACCAGCAACAGGATTTAATGTTGGTGATACTTTAACATATAACGGAATATCTAAAAATATTGTAAAAAGATTTGTAAATGGAAGCAATCAAGTTGAAGCTGTAACTGTAGAAGATATTGGTTTAAGTTTTTCTGCTGGATTGCAAGCAAATGATGGTAATGGGAATCAAGCAGAAGTTAGTGAATTAACAGCAGCACTAAACTATTATTTTAGTTTTGATGACGGTACAACATATACTAACATTCCAGATTTTACATTTCAGAAAAATGTAAGATATAATTTTGATCAGTCTGATGCATCAAATATTGGTCATCCAATTAGATTTAGTGAAAACGGAGATGGATTTCATGGTATAGTCCAACCAAATCCAACCATATACGGACAAACTTATACCGGAATAGAAGTTGATTATTCATACTTATCTAATGTTGTATCAATTGTTCCAAGAGCAACTACCCCAACAACATTATACTACTTCTGTGGCGAAGGAACATCAGAGGGTGCTGCTCATAAAGATGAAGGTGGTTTTGATGATAGAGAAGGAACAATCACAGTTTCTGGAGAAGCTGCTCTTACAGGATCTGGACTAAATATTACAATTTCTGATGTTACTGAGACCAGTACATTTTCTGTATTGAAAGATGGTACAACTACATTAGGAAATACCACCACAACTAGATTTACAAATACTGGAACTACAGATTTACAAGGAAATATTACAGCAGGTGGAACTTTTAATCTAGGTCCAGATCTATTTACTATCGCTGCTAATGGCGATACAGTAATTGAAGGAACTCTTACAGCTAATAGTGATCTGTTCTTTACATCAGATGCTACTTTTGGTGGGGTACTCTATGTTGATGCTACTAATAACAAAATTTCTGTTAATAGAGATCCACTAGTAACTCCTTTAGTCGAAGATTTTGAAGTAGATGGATCAGTTTCAATTGATGGAAATGTAAAACTTGCTTCCGATTCGGGGGCATATGTTTCAATTGGTGGTGCTACTGGGTCTTATGAATTAGATGTAGTTGGTGTTATTTCATCTAATCAAAAATATCTTGCCCCTATATCAGGGGATATAAAAAATCCAGTATATACTTTTGCAAACGAAAATCGTATTGGATTATCTTCCAATCAAACAAATAAATCTATTTCCATCACAGGAATTTCTGGAGAGTTGACTAGATTTAAATCAGACGAAGTATCTGTTTTCAGAGATTTAAAATTATATAAGAGAGAAATTTCTTCTGTAACAACTATTTCTCCTGGAGAAGGGTATGATGTTGGTTCTTATAGTGGAGTTTCTTCTTCTGGTGGAACAGGTAATGGATTAACTGCTGATATCACAACTGCATTTTCTGTAACTCTTGGAAAAATTTCAACAATAGGTAATATTAGTAGTGGTTCAGATGCAGCAAGAATTGCGGGTGTATACAGTAAAATTTCTCCAACATCTTCTGGATCTGGAACAGGTGCAAAATTTGATATTACAATTGACTCTGGTGGTGCAGTAACATCAGTAGATCTAGTTGCTGGAGAATTATTTGCATTTAATACACAAATAAACATTATTTCTTCCGAGTCATTAGCACAATACAGCAATGTATCGGGAACTTCTTCTGGTAGCGGATCTGGTGCTACGTTTAATATTTCAAGAAATATTTCTGGTGTAGCAGAAGCAACTATTGTAGAAATTGGTAAAGGATATGTTTCCGGTGAAATTATTACTATTCTTGGATCTTCTATTGGTGGTGTTGATGGATCAAATGATTTAGATATTACTGTATCATCAGTATCATCTGGTGGAGGTGAAGGTTATGTAGTAGGAGATATTTTAACAGTTAATGGATCAACATTTGGTGATGGAATATCAACACCAGCAGATATAACTTTTGATGTTGCTACTTTACTTGGTACTGGTGGTGCAGGATATTCAAATAATGATTATTCATCTGTACCACTAATTTCCACAACAGGAACTGGAGTTGGAGCATCTGCAAATATTACTACAGAAAATGGATCTGTTTCTTCAATTGCTATAGTTAGTGAGGGTTCTGGTGGATATGCAGTTGGAGATGAAATAACATTTAATTATGCTAATTTGATTGATACTAATGGCGTTATATCATCAGTGCCAACCACTGACGCACAATTTTTTATTGGAGCACTTGGAACGGTTCAAGTTGTTAATATTATCGATAGCGGACTTGGATATGTAAACAATGATATTTTAACATTTCCGCTTCTTCCTGGGAACCCACAATCAGAATTTTCTATTAAAGTTGATGCAGTTAATGAAACCGAAGTAATCGGTTTAGAATTAAACAATGGATTGATATCATCTGCATCACTTAAAATAACAAATTCAATTAATGTAAATGATTTTATCTCTATTGTAGATTCAACAATATCAAATCAATCTTCGGGTGATATTACAATTGTTCCTGGAGGAGCGACCAATTTATTGAGAGTTAATGGAACGGGTGGTGTTAAAGTTCCTGTCGGAACTTCAACTAACAGACCATCTGCATCTACATTGGGTATTGTTAGATATAACAGTGCTACACAACAATATGAAGGATCTAATGGATCTGACTTTATTTCACTTGGTGGTGTTCGTGATGTAGACGGAAATACTTTTATCTTAGCAGAAAAAGTAGTAGGGGCAAATGATAACATATTATACTTCTATAACGATGCCACTAATAGTTCTAGGTTTTCAAAAAATTCTATTCAATTAGCAACATCAAATACTATTGAGTCTGTAAATACCGATGGTAAAACTTTATGGGAACCTGGTATTTCAGTAGCATTAAATGAATTAGTATATACATCAGATTCTATCTACGAAATTACAGTTGCAGGAACTACTGGAACTTCTTCCCCAACGCATACAGCAGCAGCAGCAATTGATGATAATAATGTAGAATATACATATGTTTCTACTGTATATCAACCGTTAACATTTAAGGCATCAAACATTACATTTGATGCTACGCTAACCTTAGGAGCATTACAATCATATTCTTATAACAATGTATCTTCAGTATTAGAAACAGGTCTTAATAATATTGAATTTGCTTTTGGTAAAATTGGTAATACACCAAATACATCATTTACATTATCCGATGATGGTTCACTAAGAGCAAATAAATCTTTTGGTTCATCAAATGCAGTATCAAATTTAAAAATTCTAGATTACACAACAAAATTCCTTGAGTTAGATGATGTTATTATAAAAACTCAAGATACACCTTTAACAAAGGGCACTACAGAATCTGGAAACTTTATTGCATATAATCCAACACAAGGAAAATCATGTAAGGTCACAGTAACTGCAGAAAACACAACAACAAATGATATCCATACTACAGAAATTCAAATTATTGTAAAAGGAACTGATATCATTACATCCGAGTATTCATCTCTAAATACAGGACAGGAGCAGTTTACATACGGTTTATCTTTTGCACCAGGCGGTGAAGTACAAATCCAATACACTTTGGATACTACTCTCACAACAGGAGACGCGGTAGTAATTACTTCATCGGCAACCACTATTAAGAAATAAACATGGCTATCGAAAATAAAACATTTAATTCAGAATATGGTTTTGGTGTTAGTGAAACTCCAGTTGTTGATGAAAGTAGAAATATTTTAAACATCAATACAATTACGGTACAGAATGAAAATTTTACTAATGCAAGTAAGTATTGTTATATCACTAGCGGAACAAACAATACTATCTTGACATCAGATGGTATTCTTGTACCAACTTTAGCAAACAACACAATAAATTTTATCACTACAAAACTTATTGGTGTAAATTTTTCTGGAACAGGTCATTATGTAGTTAATTTTGAAGTTAACGCTACAGTAAATGGTTCCGGAAATGTTTCTTTATTGTCAGAATTAAAAACAATTATCAAAGATTCTATTCCCGCTAATGAGACATGGACTGTTTCTTCTTATGGATCAGGTGGAGCAAATGAGTATAGTTATGCAGTAACTAGAGGAGGAACACTAGATACAATTAAGTGGACTGCATATTCAGAAGTCGTAAGTATTGATTGGTCTGCCTGATAAATAAAGAAGTAAGAAGCATCTGCAAGATAGAGCAAAATGAGCTTAGATTTTAATGTAGATAAACAAATTTTATCTGGAACCGAACCGAAAATCGTAGGTTCAAATAACTTTATCGTCAGAGCAGGTTCAGGTTCTGAAGAGAAGGAAGTTTTCCGAACCCTATTAGATTCAAATACTGGATTGCCTAGACTTGGCATTAACAGAACCGGTACAAAAATTGAGTCTATTACTGTAAACGAAAATCAACAGGGTAATGGTTATACTGTTCCACCTAGTGTTATAGTAGATCCTCCCAATAAACCTGATGGAACTCAAGCTCTTGCTTCTGCATTACTTAACAATGGTCAAGTTGTTGCTATTGTTGTAGATAATCAAGGGGAGGGGTATACTTCTGCTCCTGCCGTAACAATTTCTGGTGGTGGTGGATCTGGTGCTGCTGCTACCGCTGTTCTTGATACTATTGATTTTGAACTTGATATCAATGGTGCTATTAGAACATCAACGTCTATTATTTCAGATACGGCAAAAATTCTAAATCTGGATATTGATAACTTTATCACTCCCGATGCTAATTTTAGAGCACCAAATTTAAAAACTTGGTCTAATAATAGTGGTACACCATGGGCTCCTAATGCAATTTTACAAAAAGGAGAATTTTATTATCAACAATCAAATGTTTATGAAGTTGTAGAAACAGGTCTTTCTGGTACTGTGGGACCAACTCACAATGATGGTATTGCAGCAGATAACGAAGCATCACTTAAGCATATCGGTTTCAGGGTTATTAATCCAGATCTCCCTTTGTTTGGAGAGACTGGAGAATCTGGTATTTACCCAAGATCTATTACTCCTCAATTAGGTGATAAATCAGATAAAATTGCTACAACTGAATATGTCCTCAACCTAGCAACGAATGACGTTGGTGGTCGTGTCTATGTTTCCCAATCTATTGGTAATGACGATAATGATGGTAGATCTGCTGCTGCTCCAGTAAGAACAATTAAGAGGGCAGCACAAATTGCTTCTCAAACTGTTAATGTAAAAGAATCTATTATTATTTCTGGAGGTGATTATGTAGAAGATAATCCAATTTCTTTGCCTCCTGATTGTTCTGTCGTAGGTGATAACTTACGTCTTGTCATCATTCGTCCCGCAAACCCAAATAAACATATCTTCAAATTTGGTGATAAAAACTACGTTATTGGTGTTACTTACAGAGATCAAATTAACTCTGCTGGAGATCCCGTGGCAACATGGGACTTTGCCATGGTTTTTGATGACAAACAAAGAATTTATTACGATAGAAATGCTGGTGGTAGTTTTCAAAGAAACTTTCCAATCGGTCATCAAATTTTTGGACCAGAAAAAAGTGAAGTCATATTCCAAACTAATACTGGAATAAATCTTTTAACGGTAGGGCAGAGTGTTAGAGGTATTAACACTGGTGCTGTTGGAACAGTAACTAAAGTATCATTTAATGAAATTGATGCAAATGAACCAAACGCATTCCAAAATGGTTCTGTTGAAATTGATATTGTAAGTGGTTCATTTAACTTAGGTGAAACGTTCGAGTATATAATTGGAGTTACTCCAAATACAGTTACATATGAATTTGTTTCTGTTGGACTTAAATCAATTAGAGCAGAAGGAGAAGTTGTATCAACCGGAATAGATTTAAATAATACTCTTTCTATTGCTAGAATTGATACTGCTATACAAGGTACGCCAGAAGTTTCCCAATTTGGTTTTGGTTATGAGGCAGAAGGAAATGCAGAAGATCTTGGTGGCATTGTTATCTACACAAACCAACTTTTAGGCAGAGATAATATTCATGATTTTAAAGAAGGTGATGAGATTCTTATCTCTGGTCTTCCTACTTCAAATCCTGATCTATCTTTTCTTAATGGCAAACAAAGAATTTACAAAGTTTTAGAAGACGCTGATGGTCGTTCTAGAAGATTTGTAATTCCAAAGAAAACTGCATATATTAATGCAAACTATATACCTACTTCCGCTACTGTATCGTCTTTTACAGATTACATAACTCTTAGTTTACTAAACTCACCAAACAAGTTTGATAGAGCAGCATATGTTGCTAGAAGATTTCAAGATGCTTGTAATTTAATTAGGAACAATACAGATTTTATTGCTGCGGAAGTTGTTGGTAGAATTAATAAAGAATTTGCAAAAGAATATTTTGAAGTATCTGCTGTAGATACTGGTGCTAATACTTTTGAAGTACATACAAATCCAAATAATTTTGTCCACACATATGTAAGTGGTGGAACAGTATCATATTCAGGAACAGAATTTACTGTAACTGATCTAAATTACAACAACTTTACTGGTGTTGGAACTATTACTATAGATTCTTCTCCTACATTTACAGATGGTCAGACTGTAAAAATTGAAGACATTATTGTTTCATGCACAGTCAATGGAGTATCATCCCAAAAAGAATATCCAAGTTTTAATATTCCTGTAGGAGATTTTAAGTGTACCAGAGACCTTAAGATTATTATCAATGCATTGATAATGGATCTTGAGTTTGGTAGCAATAACAATATTATCGAAGCAGCAAAAAGATATATTGTCGGAACACAAATTGATTTTGTTCAAAATGAAATTATTCAAACAGTAAGAGCAATTGAATACACCAGAGAACTGTGTATTCTTGCTATGAGAAACTGGAGGATTGCTGATGGCGGACCTCTAGACCCAATCTATGTTCCTAAGTATGCTGCTAACATAGCAAGATACTTCGACAACACGGTAATTACAACTACTGCTGGTGTAAATGCAAATGGATCAGCATCTGATGGCACAGCATGTGCTGATGTTAGATCTGCTATCGATACATTATCATATCTGTTTGTTGATGTTCTTGCAAACAATGCTTCTGGTACTTACTTAGATGCTGCATACCTAATTGCTAAAAATAGAGATGCTATTGCGGATCAAGCATTATTAGACGCACAACTTACATACCCCAGTCTTGCTTTAAGTGTAGCAAATGAATATAAGTGTCGTAGAGATATTAATATTATTATTTCTGGATTAATTAGAGATTTAGTTTTAGGTGGAAACTCTGGTATTGTTAATGTAGGAGAGTCTTACTATACTGGCACTGAGTTGACTGGATTGCCAGCAAGTGAAGTTTCTGCAACAATTTATGCATTTGATAAAGTTAAAGATTATGCAATTAATGCGATACGCAATTGGACGGATGGAACAGGAGTATTTGCTACCACATCACCATCTGCTGCTACATACAATTCGTCAAATGGTTTGGTAACAGTAACCTTCCCAGATCCCACAACAGCAATTACAACTAACGACAGAATTGCATTTAAAGAAGGAGCAATTACATTTAACTGTACTTCAAATGGTGGTGGAGATCTAGCAAGTCCAACTTTCCAAGATATTCACAATGGCAGAAGTTTGGAGATTAGCAATGTAACATCTGCTGGTGGTAATACTACTATCACATGCACTGTTGGTAGTGCTGGATCTGTAACTGGAGTTAATCATACATTTGTTAGTGCTTTAACAGATGGAACTGTTATTGTATATGATTCAAATCGCGTAAATTTGGCAAATAGTGCAGTTCCAACATTTGATGATTGGAATATTTTACCAGATCCTTCTAGTCCCGATTGTGCTAACGTTGTATCATCTATCACTACATCGATGGGACTTCTAGAAGATATTCTAGACGGTACTGTTGCTCCTGGTGGCACAACTGTAAACACTGGAACACTATATGATACTATAAGCATTGTAAATTACGCATCAACAACTCTTTATGATGCAGATAATGCTTTCATCACACCAAAAGCAGTGGCAGATGATTTGCCTACTATTGAAGCATCACCATACACTCAAAACTCTTCCATTATATCTTTCTTGGGTGGTAGCGGTGCTCTGATCGATGGTTCAAAAGTTAAACAACCCAACTGTCCTTTTCCTGGTCTAGAACCAGACGGAAGCGCATCGTTCCCCAATCAGGGTAAGTCGATGGTTGCCTCGGCATTCACAATTGTCTCCTTTGGTGGTATTGGATATAAAGTTATAGAAGATGGATATACACAACTTGTTTCTGTCTTTGTTATTTTTTGCGAAGACGGTGTTCTTTGTGAGACTGGTGGTTATGCATCTGTTACCAACTCAGCAACTAATTTTGGTACATATGCTTTAAGAGCAACTGGATTTAGTGCAAACCCCTATGTATTTGACACTGGTACTATTAGTGGTGTAAGTTCTACTACAGGAACTAACAGAACTCAATTTACTGTTAGTGGTCTTGGAAGGGAACCACTAGAACACTATGTTGTAAAATTAGAAGGTTATAGAAATAACGATCCAGATATTGAATATTTTATCGAAACTGTTTCTGGTGTAACAGTCGGTCCTCCTTTTGAAGCAACTATAACAATTGAAAGTGGAGCTGGTGATGCTGCAGAATTTGTAGATATTACCAACCCAGGAGTAATTGTTCCAAATAACATTGGAGAATTTAGTGGAGTTAAGATTAGTTTACACAGACCTTCTATTGTTAACTCTTCTTCTCATACATGGGAATTTGCTGGATCTGGTACTAACTACAACGCTCTACCTGAGAACGGCGGTACTAAAATTGAAGCAAACGAGCAAGTACCAGAAAACTATGGTCGTGTTTATTGTTCTGGTACTGACGAACTTGGAGACTTTAAAGTTGGTACATTTGCTAAGATTGAAAACAGAACTGGTGCTATTACCTTTACAGGTACTGTTACTATCTCAGAAGTTGAATTCTTAAAACTAAAAGGTGGTGACGTTGTTGTTACTGGATTTGATGCATCCAATACACTTGGTGGAGCTAACTCTACTGATTCCAAACTACCCACACAAAAGGCAGTTAAGGATTATATCACTAACAACCTAGGTCCATATCTAAACAAACCATATTCTACGAATGCTGTTCCTAGAAATCTTGTTGAACTTACCGACTCTGGTAAAATTTCAATCGACCAAATTCCTGCTCTAAGACCATTTAGTGTATTCACTGTTGCTGATCAGGCAGAAAGATTAAAACTAGAAGGAGCACTTGCTGGTGATATTGCCATTCAGCAAGACACCAATATTTCCTTTATTCTTAATAACGATCTGTCAAGTTTGTTCTTAGGATTCGCAGTTGATCCAAACCTTGTATTTACTATAGGAAATCTTTATACTGGTAGTGGTAGTACTGGTAGAATTCAGGCAACTGAATATAGGGAAGGTGTTGTATCACAATTAAATATTTCAAACTCTGGTTCTGGATATACTACTGCACCAACAGTACAAATTTCATATAATGGAGTAGTACCGTCAGTAGAAGCAAAAGCAGTTGCTACTATTGCAAATGGTCAAGTTGTAACTCTAGAGTTAATTGAATTTGGTACATACTTTGGTGGTGTTGGATATGATGTCCAACCAACAGTAGTTATTTCTGCTCCTGGTGGAGGTGGTACTACTGCAGCAGGAACAGCACTAATTGAAAATAGATTATATGGTGATATCGTTAATAGTATTAAAATTGAAGACACTGATACTATTACAGATGATGATTCTCCAGCTAATACCGTCACTCTAAACAGAGTTGTTAACACTTCTGGTACTCTTGCAAACAATTGGGTATCTTTAAGTTCTAATACTATTTCGGTTAATCAATTAACTGGTCCCGGAGTTATCTCTTCTAGTTTACTAGCAAATAATTCTTCTTCAGCAAACTCATTTACTTTCTTGAGGGGAGATTCTGCATATGCTCCAGCAGTCCAATCATTTAAATCAGCAGAAACGAGATACTTTGCTATCATATCAACACAAGCAAATAATGGTTCGTCTCAATTAGTCTTCCCAACTAATTCGGATGTTCTTAAAGGTCATGAAATAAAATCTAGTGTATCTGGTATACAACCAAATACAACAATCCAAAATATTCTTACTGCTGGTGGAAGTACAACTATTACTCTCAATAATCCAGTCAACGCAGATATTCCTGTTGGTACTGTTATTGAATTTGAGAGAAGTTCTTCTCCATTAACACTAGAGTCAAGTTTCACACAAGGAAACTTTATTGATGATTTAGTTATTGTTGATAGTGGATCTGGTTATACGGACGGTCAATATTTTGACGTATCTGTTGATGGTGGTACTGGAACTGGATGTAAAGTAAACTTTATTGTTTCTGGTAGTGAAATAACAGAGTTAACAGTTGTTGATGGTGGTTCTGGATACAATGCAGATTTCACAATTACTCCAAATCCAGGTATTCTTGGAAGTGGTTCTGGACTATTACTTGCTGCTAAATTAAGTACACAAAATAAACAGTATGCTAACGTTTCAATCGATATTAATAGAGTAACTGATGCTACTATTTCTGCAGATTTATATGGAACTGTTGGTGTTGCAAGATTCTTTAAGAATCAATTTAATCTTGGAGATGCTGGTAATGGATCCGTTTCACTGAAAACAGGATCTGATAGTGGACTAGATGCAGACCTTCTTGACGGCGCACAAGGTGCTTACTATACAAATGCAAGCAATTTAAGTTCTGGATCTATTCCTATTGATAGAATGTCTGGTACTTATAATATCAGTATTTCCGGTCAGTCTGGTAATACTTTACGTTTAATTTCATCTACCAACAACCCAACTTCTAGTCCAAATCCTGATACATTCTCCACTGGTATTGTTTCCAACACTCTAAACAATGCTGCTACATCACTATCTGATGGTGGTTCCAGAGCACTTATCATGACTCTGAGAAACTTTGGTTCTAGTACAGACGCTACTGGCGGTGGTGCTAGACAATTAGGTTTCACAGATAATGACAACATGTGGATTCGTGGTTCTGGATCTACATTAACGGCATGGAATACTTGGTATAAAATTTGGAGTTCGGGTAATGATGGTCCTGGATCAGAACTTGATGCCGATAAATTAGATACACACCAAGGATCGTGGTATCAAAATGCTTTAAACATCAATACAGGATCACTTTCTGATAATAGACTTCCTATTTACCAGACACATAAGTATTTTGAAAATCAACTAAGCATCAGAGCAGCTGCTGGTAATAGAAGGTTTAGAATTTACGTTCAAGGTCAACTATTAACTACTTCCCCATTCTTGGCAGGAACACCGGTTAATTTATATGATTCGGATTCTCAAGGAACTGGTACTATTCTAATCAGTTCTGTTCCCACATTTGAAGATGTAAATGATGCAACTAATAACTACTCTATTATTGAAGGTGTACTACAGACTGGTACTTTTACAGGAGCAGTTGCAATTGGTACTACAGCAATTTCAGTTCCATTCCAGGACTTTAGTTTAGATGATGCGGGAACATTTGAAGTTAATAAACTTTATAGTGATTCTGGAACTGGTAAACTTGCTCTTGGTAGAATTGATGGAATTGCAGCATCAGATCCAGCAATTTATTTTAGAAGCAGTTTAGTTCCTGCTACAGGTGGATATAACGTTGCATTAGTTGCTACTGGTGGTGGTGCAACAACCTCTTCTGGATCTTTAAATGTTCTTGCTGCAGATTCAAATGCTCTAACACTTAATAGTAATGTTGTTTGGAATGCTGGAAATATTCAGTTCGCTTCTAATAATGTTGCTAATGCTGGAGTAAAACGTGATGCTTCTGGTAATTTCTCTGCCGGTACAATTACTGCAGATATAACTGGTGCTTCTTCAGATAACGTTTTAAAAGCAGGTGATGTAATGACAGGAGACCTTCAGTGGTCTCAAACTAATCGTGGTCTTGTCTGGGGAATGAATACTGATGGAGCTTCAATTAAGTTCTATAATACAGGAAATACTGATACTAACTCTAGATTAGAGTTTAATATTAACGATGAAGCTAATGAGTTCTTCCGTTGGACTGGCACTTATGCCAATACTACCAGAGAATTCATGAAGTTGGTTCCAGCAACTTCTGATAATAATGGAAGATTGGAAGTAAAAGGTTATACTAATCTTGGCACTAATTCAAGAACTGATAACTACTCACCACTTAATGTTCGCATTGCTAGTGGAAACGCTCCTACCTCAGGTGATCAAGCATACTTTGCTACTGCTGTTCTCGAAAAACAATCTGATACTTGGAATAGATTAAGATTTGATAGATCAGGAAAAGCAGAATGGGGTGTTGCTTCTAACCCAGATAGTAATTTTGTTATCAGTCGTCTTACAAATGCTAAGGGAACAAATGGAAGTTCTGCTGATGATGACAACTTCACCATCAAACTTACTAATGGATATGTTGGCATTCAAACTATCGATCCACAATATAATTTGCAAGTTAATGGATC